TCCTTTGCGGCGCGATATTCTCGGCACCGCTTCAATTCCTGATTGATGAACTTAGTGATGACTGAACCCCAAATCTGACGCTTGTTTAGTGGTCCGGTTTCGAGTTGGACCTTGAAATATATCGAGCCTTTGAAAACGCTGTTGTTAATCTGATTTACCGAATTCGAGGCGATGCGCGAACCCTCTAACCAGTTGACATTCGTGCGTATATTCTCATCTCTTGCTTCTTCTGCTGTGTATGGGGTTTCGCCATTAAACAGAGAATTTACACGGGCTCGATTGGTGGCGTTATCAATGCCAGCGATTAAAAGTTGATTTACGAATGTCAGCACTTGGCTGTGCGATTCAAAGTCCATGACGCTAATCCTTACTCTGTTTTCCCAGTTTTGACGAGTTCAATCGCTTTCTTCACTTCCTCGTAAAACAAGTGCTGGGAAACGCAACGTGCCCGCGTCTTAACGTGCATGATCGCTGACTTGACCAAGGACGTTTCCGATTCTATGCCGAACGGTGTCTCGTGGAGTCGGTTTTGCCATCCGTTTTTACCTGGGTGATTGCGCCATGCCCTGATGTGGAATTCGTTCGTGACTTCGACTCGACCGGTGTCGTCCGTGATGACGTTGCATCGTCGAATCCTGGCACCCTCTGTTGTGACCTGAGACAGTTCCTCAAGGAAATAATCGAGTGATGCGAAGTATTCGTCTGAGTCGATGGTGACGACCCATTCACCTTCGGGAACAAATGCGCTTCCACGATTGCGTTGTCTGGAGAAATCCATTTCGAGATGGCTTTGAATAACCTTTGGAATCGACGAGTGGTTTACTATTTTGTATGCGTGTTCTGGTTCAGAAAAGTCATCCACCACCACAATATTCTGGCCTTTCAACTGATCCAACAGCCTGAATATTTCCGGCTCGTTGTGGGAGAGAATGACGAAATATGGGTTCACGTATTCCTCCAGATCAACGCGAATCCAACGATGACGACGATTACGATGGCGATGAATACGGGATAGTGGGGTGTCATTTTAATATTTCTTTTAAAGCGCAGACAATAAATGGAATCATCAATCCGATTATGTTCCATGTGACAACGTAAACCACCCATTCTGATTTCATTCGCTTATGAGTTTGAGGATTGATTCGGCGTAATCTTCAACCATGTATCGCTTTATTTGACCGCCAAGCATATCCAAAGAGGCTTCGGTCATTCTTCTGGCAGAATCTTCAATTGAAGGCTGGCACCAATGGCCAAGATATCCTTCCGTAGCTGGAATTATTTTGAAATCAACGCTCACGTCATTGGAAATCATCTCAGCCAAACCGCCGTAAGATGGAGCGATAATCTTTATTCCCATCGCAATCGCCTCATGCACATGATTTCCCCATCCTTCACCTTTGGAGAGCGACACGAAGCAATCAAGCGTTTGATACCACTTGACCATCTCTTCATCCGACAGCGTGGACGCAATGTAACTGATGCGTTTGTCCTTGAACTCCGGGATGTAGCAATCTTCGAATAGTTTAAGCGACAGTCGAACCTTTTCGGTTCCCGTTGGAAATGCCAGATCAAACGATTTGATAACGTCCTCTATCCCCTTTCGTGTTCCACCGTGGGCCAATCTTCCGGCCGCACCAAAACAATAAGGCGTGTTGCGCCGATTCCGTTTGAACGGTTTGAACATGTCGAAGTCAACACCTAATGGCACGATCTCGATTGGAACGTCCACGCCGCATGAGCTGAACGTGTTCGCGCACCACGTTGAAGGCGTGATTAACAAGCTAGCATTGGCGTTGAGAGACTGCGCCACGCCTTGAGGGATGCGAGTCGATTCCCACATGGTCATTACGATGTCTCCGGGGCGGATGTGTTTCGGAACGTCAAGGAGTGGAGAGATGAGAACTCTTGGTCTTCCTTCGTCGAAATACACTGACGAGCATTTGGACATTTTTTCTGGGATTGGAATTCTTTCATCAATCGAAAGGCGGTGAAGGTTCACGCTCCATCCATGATCCAAAGCATAAATGGCCAACTTGCACAATTCCCTTCCGAGTGCGGTGAACCAGTTTACATGTCCAGCAAGAGTAAATGATTTGGTGCTGGTTTTTGTGACGGAATGTTTTCCTGAAATCTCTGGGATGTCCGTTTTCACATCACACCCACGCCACACCTTTTTGGCATCAGGTTCCCGTTTGAAAATGCAGTTATTGATGCTGGGATACGTTTCCAATATCGCCTGTTGCTTCAATCCCTCCGCGATGGCGTAGCAGCAAGATTGATTTCCAATGAACAATTCCGCACCCGCAATGATCTGAGCCGTTTCCAAAAGGTTCTTGGTTTCAATACGCCTGACCGGTCCCCAATTGATTTGAAAATCCTCGTGCTCGTGCTTTGTGCCAACCATTCCGATTGACCCGCGATATTTTCGAAGGATTAAATCCCAACGGAAATCCTTGTTTCGATAACGCATCGTGCGATTGATAATGACGCGCTCGACTGGATTCGCCTGAACGTCCAGCCACGCCGGAACATCCAAATCCATGTTGAGCTTGTAATAATGGAGGTAAACCCGCGCGAGGTTGTTCCCTGGGCGAAGGTCGATTGGATCAGCACCCCCCATGATTCCACGGCACTTGTTCAAATCATGATCGACCACGAGCGGAACCTTATCTGAGAACGACGCCGACTTGATGTAAGACTGAGATTCGAGCAACGGAAGTATCAGGTTGGCCCGATCTCGCGTCATCGTCTCCCGCGTGTCCATCTTGAATTGATTGTCAGGCCCAATGTAGAAGTCTCCCGCACCGATTTCTTTCACCGCAGGCAGGCTGTAGAGGATGTCACCTAAATCTCCGCTGTGATAAAAGCACGGATGCGAGGGCTTCATCTTTCGCGTTCGAAGCATGTCGATCAGCGAACCCTTCTTGGACGGATGGAACAGAGCGCATTTAGGCTTAAGATCGGCCAGCTTCATTCCACCGTTACCGAACTCGGGAGGGTTTTCGTGGTTTATTACGTTATGGATCGTCACCGACTTTTGAACCATCGGCATGATCGCATCAGCGTATTGAATGTCCCACGCTTTCCTTCGGTTGAGCTGAAGCGTGCGATAATATTCGGATGCGTTTCCGGGATAGACTCCGACACCTGAGGGGATGAACTTTGGAAACCTCGGGTCTTTAAGTTCGGTGACATCGCACAGGAAACCTTTCCCTTGAGCGACCGCAATGGAGTATTCGGATTCGATTGCAGTCAACCAATCAGCACGAGTGGGAACCGTGTCAGGCTCCAGCCATAGGAAAGGTTGCTTGATTTGCTTTAGAGCGGTTTCAAACATCCAATTCGGCCCTATCGGATGAGATTCATCCGGGAGCTTTAATGGAGTTCCTTTATAATCCACGGATTTGAAAATGGTTTTGCATAGTTGCGTTACCTTCATCACTTCATTAAGTGAGCACGCAAAGTCCGGAACGATCAGGCATTCACTTTCTCTGCACCCACCAAGCGCACCAATCCAGTCCAGTAACCGCACGGTGGATTGAATGTCTTTTTTGCAGAAGGGTATAACGATGAGCAATTTCATTTTTGGGTGTCTCTTATCTCGGAAAGGATAAAACAATTTTCATCAAGTTCGGAAAGGTCTGTGGTTTGAAATATGAATTCGATTGGAACGTGGACCTTCAAGCACATCTGACATCCACAAGCCGTGCAAGTTCCCAACGACTTCTCGCCATCCACACGAAGCTTCATCCTGTTTTTCAGCTCAATCTGTGCTCGAACAACCTTGGCTACTGGCGCGGTGAGTTTTTCGTAAATCGACCCCTTCTCATGTTTGGGACATTTCAGGCAGGTATTAGCGCGATGTTGCGACACCTCTTTATCCACGGGTCTGCCACCCGCACCAAGCCACGACGCCCAAATCATTCCCATGTCACGAGCTGCTTTAAGAAGGTTCATTTGCACCCTCCACCGCATCCACCTTTTTTCCTTGGCCTTGCGTTCTCCATCGCCTGTTCGGCAATGATCTCAGAGCTGGTGCAGAATCGTTTGAACCAGTCTTTTCCTTCCGCGCGTTTGCAGGTGTAAAGTCCAATCGCTCGAATGCACGCGTCAAGACTCGGATCGAGTCCAGCCGCAGGGTTTTGGAATCGAGCGATGGAAAGCTGTTGCGCCACCATGTCCAACGGAAGCATTGGGTCTGGTGGACGCCAATTTATTTCTGGCTGGAAGAACAACCATCCACGGGGCGGAGTTTCACGGAAGTTTACGAGTTGGTTCATCGTGACGCAACTACAGTTGATTGTGGGTGTGATTTGCAAGCTTCCAAATAGTTTCGAACGAATGGCACGAAATGCTTGTACAGCCCCCATCCATTGTCGCTATTGAACTTCTTAAATCTTGGCGGGTCGGATTCCAGTAATTTTAAACCTTCCGTGAGTGGTTCGATTAATTGGGACGCCTTGGTTATGCCTATTTCTTCCGGCCTCCAAAGGGCCTCGTAAATTCCTGCCTCTCCCGCCATTGAGGTGAGATTGTGCGTGATGTTTGATTCGTAGTCGCCCATCAAATAAACATCTAAGCTCATGCCGTTAATTGCTCCTTTGCCAGTCGATCCCATTCCTTGTCCCGAAGATAATCGAGATGTTTGAATGAAGTCTTTTTTATGGTGTCAGATTTACCGAGGGGAAAACCGAGTCGGCGTGCGCCTTCGCAGCATACCACAACCGAATCCCAAATGTCAGGCGATCTCAATCCGCGTTCTTTCATGTCGTCCTTGGTCTCGATACACTGTTTCGCCCCGCGCACCAGTTCCCATTTGCGCTGTGATCCTTCTTCAATCGCTTCCTCTGGTATGCCGCGCATTTGATCGCAAGTGATGCAGTACGCCGACGCGAACCAAAGCTCGCTAACAAACCGATCGAATGCATCACGACATGTTTTCACTTCTCCGATCTGATCGCCGTGAAAGAATCGTTCTCCAGTGAAAGACGGGCGATCAGTTGCAGGTCCACCAAACTCCAATGGAATCACGCGGGCACTCCATAGGCGAGCGAATGCTATGGTGAGTTCAGAGCGACCTGTGCCGTCGTAGAACACATGCTCAGGAGGAATACCAGCCGCGTCGCATTCGGTTTTGCACTGTTGCACGATCGCTTCAGCGTGGGTCATTTTTGCGGAATCACTTCCCATGAATGTCACCATTCTTCCGAACCATAAACGGTTCTGACCTTTATTGTCTTTTCCGAATGCAAAAGGAAACCCAATCGTTCGATCTCCGCCCACACCGGAATAAGCGGCATCAATTCCAAATCCACGCTCTAGCGGTTCGTGTCCCCATATCACCGAGTCCATCGCGTTAAACTTTAGGCACTGAGCTTTCGTAAACATCGTCCTGTTCATTGAAGATCGGGGGATTTTCCCCGATGCAAACATATTGAACTTGTCCGACTCTCTTCCGTAATTGTGGGCGCACTGATCTATGTATCTTCTCCCGATTAGGTTTTTATACGGTTCCTGACCTTCCGGGAATTCGAGATTTGGTGAGTCTGTTCCGATCAGTTGAATCGCTCGACCGTTGAACCACTTGGTTTCGTAAACTCTAGACCTTTCCGTGTCGGGGAGTGATTCCCAGCCATTTTTGGGCTCTGCCGCTTTGGCGAGAGAATTGTGAACATCTGGAAGATTTCCCATGAACGCGGCGAAGCATATTTCGTTCGATTCCAAATTAGCTAAACTGTCAACTACGGAAACGGGACAGAATTGTAATTCATCACAACCGAGAATCATCACATCGTTTTTTCTTCCCACCAGCTCAGATAGTCCTTGCCACGTGCCAGAGCTTTTTTTGAGAGCAACACCCATCACGCCGTCAATATAGCTTCGACCCTCTTCGGTGGATGGGTCGGCCAGCATTTTTTGCTGCGACTCAATCATGTGACCCGGAAGCCACGGGTAAAGTTTTCTCGCCTTTTTATCAAAAGAAGTAACGTATCCCCAAATGCGAGACTTGAGAGCGTCAAGGGTTGTCGAAGAAATGATGACGGTGGTTCCTTTCGGCCTCGCGTAAAACATCGTCAATGCAAATTGAGAAAAACAGTAGCTCTTAGACGTGCTCGAAGGTCCAAATATTGCCAATCGTCCAGTTTTGCAAAGTTCCGGGAAGATTAATTTCTCATTCCATTTGTGCCAGTAGGTGTCAGGCCACAAAAGCTTAACAGCTTCCATCACGTGATGCGCCAAACCGCCTCCGCATTTCTCACCCCGCTTATTCGTCCACTTCCCCATGTGCTTGATGCACTCAAGTTCGATCGCCAAAGGATCAGCTTTCTTGGGGAATAATGTTCCGTACTTTAGGAAGTGAGTGGCCACAATCGTTATGGTGAAGGTTTCATTTCGCTTGCTACTTGTCAATGGTTATTTAGGTCTGTCTTTTTCGAAAGAATTGGTGTTACACTCCCGTTTGTATGCAGGCGATCCCCGTAATAGACGGTTGTTGTTCACCACCAAGAGGCCGTTGCGCCTCCGCTCCACTCAATCTCGCCACCCTGATAGATGAACAGGTGGTGATTGTGATTGGCGATCTTTTCCTCACCGGTCACGGGTCGCCCGAAGGTGTTGTCACTGGAACTGTCGAGGGGCAATTGTACACCGATCTCGACACCGGCGCGAAATATACGTTCACGGGCACTGTCGGCACCAAAATAGGATGGGTATGATTTTACGTTTATTCCTTCTTTTGAGTCTCACTGTCTCAGTGATGGCTCAGACTACTCCCACGACTCAAGTCAAAACTCTGACCGATCTTCGTGCTCTCGCAATCCCCACGATCAATAATCGTTTCACGGTTCTCATGTCCGGTCGTAACACTACCAATGACGGGTTTGGTGGCACATTTTATTTCGACTCGACCAGCATGGCATCGGACGATGACGGAACCGTGATCGCTCCAAATGCGAGCGGTGGAAGATGGTTTCGAGAGCAGAACACGCCGTTGCAAGCTGGATGGTTCGGCATGACTGGCGTATCTGCTGTTACCGACACCTCCGGGTTGCAGAAGGCTTTGTTCGCTGCCACTAATAGCAATGCGGCAGCAAATGGATTCAGCAACGGTAAGATTGCCAAGTCGGTGATTATTAATTCCGGTTCGTATCTGATAACAAACGCAACGGACATTATCGTGCCCGCTGGCGTGACTGTAAAAGGCGAGGGATCGCTAAATACGTCCATACGTTTCAATGGCACCAATGGATTCCGGTCTCGTATCAATCCTGCCATTCAAGACCTTCAGCCTTTTATCATGGAGGACTTGAGCATCTACATGCCGAATGCGACGAGCAACACGCACGCGATTCACGTCGAAGGCGACGCTGGAAATGGGATATTCTTTCAGCCGCAACTTAAGAATTTGAACATTCGTGGAGCCGGGGTGGGCATTTACATGAAAGCCTGCATATTCCCTCACGCTCAGAATGTTACAGTGCGCGATAGTATTTTGGATGGATGGCAGTTAGACGGCCTGAACACGGATGTCACATTCGAGTCGTGCTGGGGTGTAACTAGTGGTCGTTATGGATGGAATTTCAAAGGAAACAGTGGATTCGTATCGGGTTGCGCTGCTGATGGCAATACGGCTGGTGGACACCTTTTCGACAATTGCATCAACGGGGTTGCTCACGTCTCGTCTGAGGCTAACTCTGGAGACTCAATAACGCTGCGTAACTGCGAAGCCTTCACATTATTTAATCCGCTTGTCACCGGAAGCGCGTCAGGAAGGCACGGCATCGTGCTTGACGGCGGCATCAGCTTGACTGTTTTGATTCCAACCGTCAGCGCAAACGGAAACACCGGAGGATACGGAGTGGTTTACACCAATTTAGCCACGGGAGCGTATCCGCTTTACGTCAACTTTCAGGATGGTCCTCGCGTTGAAAGTTTCGGATTTGGAAAGTGCAACGATACGGATCGGCTTTACAATCTTCAAAACGGAAAGGCCAAGATTGATGTCACTGATCCGGGTGTTAATCTCGCGCTCGATCTTACCAACAACTTTTCCGGAACATCAGCCAACCATGGTGTTCAACTCCGCGCATCGGGCGTTTATCCGATGGGCATGATCGACTTCTACGAAAACCCGCAGCTCCATTCTGGTGGATATTCGCGTTGGCGCACAGGCCGGGACGGTGGCGCAAGTTACAATGACGGCATTCAAATGGACCGGTTGGGGTTGGTGAGTGTAAACAAATCCACCGGACCCACAAACAATCTCGACGTGGTTGGAGACGGAAGTGTTACTGGTACGTGGAACAGCAGCAACTTGGTCAATCAGTTGGATATCACAAACGGACGCGACATCATCACTCTGCGCGATCTGTTACTGGCTCGAAACGCAACAGACACTCGATACGGCAATGCGACAATTTACGGCTCTCCAACCTACAGTTATGGCCTTGCGGTGTTGGGTGATCCGCTTCTTACCAACACGACCGCATCAATCCTGATGTCTCCGTCCGGTGGTGGATATCCGTTCATCATAAAGGATTCCCAAGCTGGGTTTGTTGACTTCGTTCTCAACAACATAACGAATATAGAAATGTTCGGCGGTGGTGGCGGAACAGTTTCCTTATTCGGAAGCGTTGGAATAGAAAATGGTCACACTGGAAATCCTTTCACTTCCACAGTTCAAACCATTTCCGGATTGCCTCCATTTATCGTTGGTTCGACCGTGCTAAACACGAACTTGAACGCTGATTTATTGGACGGATTTGATTCATCTCATTTCTCGTATCGACCCTGAATAGCGAGAACGGTAGCGGTGGTATCGAGTGGCACCTTGATGTCGCAGTCACCCGGACCTGTTAGTTTCCACGAATCACCCACAACAACAATGCTGGACTCCTTGGTTTGGAAATCGTGGTATTCAAGGCAGCCAACAGCTTTGCTGGTGTTAGCCCACGTAACGCCAGGACCAGATGGACGGTCACGTCCCAGCATATCTGTGGTTAAGCTGACACTGCCGTCTGTGCCAAATCCAAGCTGTGGAGAATCTACCATCGGCGAGAACACAGGACGAGGATTGAACCCCCATAACTGTGCGTGTCCAAAATTCAGCAGAGGCGCATAGCTGGTTACAGAATTGGTTCCTGCGGTTACGTTAGTGCGAGCTGTCTGAGCCGCGATCTGATTGTAATCTTCGACAATTTCACCGCTATTTGCAGCTACAATAGCCGCTGAAGATGTTACCAGGATGATTTCGCAGTTATAAATCTTGCAAGGAATTGATGTGCTGGCTGCGGTATTTACCTTAAAGAAGCTTCCGCCGGAAATATTGGTGCAGTTTTGCACAAGTATTCCGCCTGCTAAAAATGTGTTTGCGCCACTCTTGGTGATTGCAATTGTGCCGCCGCTTGACCCATTCAAGAATACGCACTGACGTAGTATAATATCCAAATCCCAATCAGCAGATACACCAGAAGCATACGTCACAAGTAGCGTAGCAACACCTCCTGAAAACCCAAGAAACTGACAGGAATCAAAAAGCCAATGCAGGGCTGTTCCGGCAGGTGCTCCTGTGGTTCCTATACTAACAAGGTTGGAAGCTGACCCTGTGGCGATGATGACACATTTGGTAAACGTGATATTAGTTGCAGCGCCTGTAGTTGTGCTGGAAATCATGGCAGAGCCAGCACTTGACCCATAAAACAAGATGTTCTGGAATGACAGAAAATCACGTCCAGCAAATTGAAGCAGAATGGCAGAAGCAGGTGTGGTCTTATCATCAGTAGTCCATGCAGTCCAGCGCACGATGCCTGCATCTCCTGTTTTGCTTCCATCCACATCACCTATGACGCTGGTTGTGCCAGTAGCAGATGTCATCGCTATGGTGACAGTTTCGCGGTAGACGCCAGCGCCTATGTAGACTGTATCCCCTGAAGCGATGCCAGCTGCACCCAACGCTTTCCCTATGGTAAGCCATGCTGTAGCCGGGCTGGTTCCATTGTTGGAATCACTCCCCGATTTTCTGACGTAATAAGTTGCCATTAAGCTAATCCTCCGACATCAGCTTGTGCATCACCCTTCTCAATCAACTTGTGAGGGCGAGTCTGTATTTCGATGCACTTATTGGCGATGGCCTCACACAACTCCTGCAACTCGTCCGGCAAAAGCTGAATCATGATATCTGGCCAGACCAATTTATTTTTCGTGTAGTCCGCAAGATTTGTTTTCTGATCGCTGGAATTGACGACCATGAATGAGCACACAATCTGAGGCACAGTGGCGGGAACCATCCCGCCAACGCTTACCTGAAAGTTCTGGAAATCAATCGGCACAGCATTTCTTGTTTTGGTGAACGGATTCCTGACTGTCGATCCCTTGGCAGCAAATCGTTTGCGTTTCAGGTTCCGGTTCAGCCGGAACGTCCGTCTTTTGTTCGTTACTTGGATCGTCGATCATAGTTTGAATATTTTCGATGAGCCGTTATCCCATGTGACCGTGATATTTCCTCCGCTTGGAGTCACCGGAAGACCGGTGGCCGTGTCGATGTAGGCAATCAATCGAGATGATCCAGCCACGCCCGTGTCTTGATAAATCACGATGGCTTCAATGGAAGCGCCTGTTACGGCGGTGTAGGAAAGGTCCGCCGCGTCCGCTACGCCTGCCGTGGTGGTTTTGCTGGCGAAATTCGAACTCGTGGCGATGATCGCGCTTCCACTGATAATTGAAAGGAACTGGTCCGTGGTAAGGTTCGCGGTGTAAAGCGCGGTGTCCACGAGGATCGCCTTGATGTTATCTGAGGCCCACGCGATTTCCCCCTTGAGAAACGATTCGCGGCCTTTGTCATACAGTGCATTTGCCATAATTTTATTTGGTTAGGGACATCCGGGTATTACTTCTGGTGTTGGAGTCGCCCAAACCAGCATTTGGTTGAGTTTAGCGTGGCCGGTCCATTGCAATCGGATTTGAAAGAAGTAACCACAACGCATCGGGCGTTTAGTGACTTCATTGCACTCATCTGAAGGTTGGGGCAATCGCTTGAAGGTTGCGTATTGCTTTTGAACCTCTTCGGGTTGAGTGCAAGCGGGCGGGCAATCCACGGACGCCGCACAAATGGAAAAGGTTTTCCACGGAACCCAAAATGGAAATTGATCGGAACGATACTTCACATCAAAATCGACATTGCCCGATATTTCCTCCAAAAACAAGTCTGATGCTTGAAGCTTCTTCCACGGCAACCTCACCGAAGCAGGAAGGTCCATCCTGCCAAATAACGCATTCGTGGAAATCCAGCTCTGAATTCCAATCTCACGCGTTCCATCAAAATCAGAAATCGCATCGTCATCATCCATCAACTCGTAAAGGCAGATGTTGTTTTGAGCGTCGAGCGCGAACACGAAACAACGATCTTCACCGTCGAACTCACCTTCGACAATCTGAAGCACGTTCAGCCCAGTCCAGAGCCCGTCGTAATCTGGTTGGCTGCGGGTGGTAAGGCTGCTGATGTTATTGAAATCGAGCGCGACCAATCCGCGATGCGCTATGCCTCTTTGTGGCACGCGATAAGGCGAACAGGTCATCACGAGACGGTTGTTGAATTCTACCGCGCTGGCGTGATCCAGGAGACGCTTGGTGTCCTTTGGAAGAATGACGTTCAGCTCGAATGAGAGAGCCGTCTGCACCCATTGATTGAAATCGCGTCGTGCCACGGAGAAACTTCTAATGCCGTCACTTGCCCGATACCACGCATCAGCGTTTACTTGGATTACGGAATTCTGAGACGCTGGTCCTCGGCTTGGCAATGACACCACTTGGGATGGTTGCTGAGTGGTAGTCCACAACGTTGCATCAAGTGGCAAGTTAGCTCCGAATACGCCCTTTCGAGTTCCAATTTGGAGAGGTCCTTGTCCCAAAGACGTGTCAGGGATGGCAACGGAGAACATGGCGTTGATGGGTCCCGCATTAACTGGAATAGCGAACGAAGCACCAGCAAGGATGGCTTTGTTATCATTGGTTTTAAGGATTGCAGCTCTCCCACCATCCACATCACCTATGACGCT